CCCGGACGCGTAAGCTGAAAGTGCTCTCAAATACTTGTACCATACTCCAAGATATCATTATCGGGACTATGAATCTCAAGGGATAGAGGGTAGTGGATAGCTTTCCGTTCCCACACCGAGCTTGTCAGACTCAGCGGGTATGAGTTTGGGTTAGTCATCCCTAACCTTCAGCCATGAGCTGAGCATGCAAATCCATCATCAATTGATGATCAGACCGGCCTTTACGCCAATCTGAGACATCTTTCTCCAATGGAGCGACAGGCTCAACCTTCTGGTCGGAAGGCGTTGGACAGATCAACACTTTATTCACCTTCTTCCACATTCTTAACGTCTTAGGTACCCGTACCCGAGGTCCGCGCTGTTGCACAGCGTCGAGACTCCGAAGTACGCTCACCTTCGTCGGCAAGCGTGCGGCGAGAGCTTCAATCGTGTCGAGGGCCTGGAACATGGAAAGGATGAAGAGTTCCTCACCAGCTCCGACATCACCGATCGGGGAATGTTCCAAAGCTAAATATTTAAGTCCATCAAACCTATTGACGGTATCAACCATAGGTGCGCGGTAAGCATCGACTACCGTGTCTTGATACCAGTCCCACAAACCATCAACATCGCCATACGCGGGATCTAGGTGGAAGCCTCGAAAGGCCTCGAACAAAGACTTCCGAATACGAACGAGATCAATGGCAGCGATCCTAGATCTCACAGACTCGATAACCGGTGCTCCCCAGGAAGGGTGAGTAGGCCGCACTTGACAAAACCTGTCTTGTTTGTACCAATCCCACACGTTCCTTGCAGCCCATTTAGATATGGCGCCAGGACGGGTCAATAGAAGTACTATCGAGCGGGATCTCCGGGATAACTCAGACAGACGGCTGGTTGCCGCCCGTGAGGAAGCCTTGAATCCCAACCCCATGCTACGAAGTACAAGGAATAAAGAAGGTAAGGTCCCGGTACGGTCCTCTGAAGCCTTAACGACTTCAGGGACGCCCGTCACCCCAAGCCAACCGCACGCGATCCCCACCAAAGGCAAAGGAGTTACCTCCTCACCCTTGTAGAAAAAGCGCTGAGCGAACTCGAGGGACAGGTTGTCCGAGACAATGGACTTGTTAAATCCAATCTTAACTCCAGTCTCC